CCGTGCTTGATGTTATCTACTAGATTTTGCTTTTCTTGGCTTGAGGGTTTAGTCATCTTTCACCTTCCTGATCATTTTAGGTTTGCGTGGATACAACTGGGCTCTAATGTGTTCCTCATCGAATCCCATCATCCTTTTCAATTTGCCATTCACTTTTACAGAGTAACTGTATGGAGGTCCATCATATTTTGTCAATTTCATATTTTCGTATCCTGTGATCATATGCTTTTTAGATTTTTTCGCCAATTTCAAATCCTCTGAATCTCATGAATCTTGGAAATCTCAATGAGTATTCTGTTTCACTGTCCTGATTCTTTGTGACAGCATCTGCTCTCACTTCCACTATCTGACCAATCAATTGATCTTTATGTTTCCAAAATTCATCTCTGTTGTCATCTGTCAAACCAGATCCCACATTAGTTTTAATCAGTTTGCCATCATCTTCACCTTCACAAATCAATGCACCCAGTTTGCCCACATTTCTACCTGTGCCTTCTTCTGTGGCTTTCACAGTCAAACTGACTTCAATGAACGGCTTCAATTTTAACCAAGCATGACTTCTTTTACATTCATATGGAGCATTGGTATCTTTAATCATAATACCCTCATAACCACCTTCTACTGCCCTCTTATTCACCTCTGTGTACGTCTTTTGACCTTCAGGTGTGTCTAAGTTCACAATTTCATGGTCCAGCACTGTAACGGCGTTTAAATTGGTTTTGTGCTGTTCATACCATGCCTTCAACATCTGTGTTCTTAAAGTCTGACTCTTGTCCCATGTGCCTTTTTTGAAGTCTTCCAATGGTAAGAAATCAAACAAATGAAGCACAGCATCTTTGGCATTGCCACCTTCTTTTCTGTGTACCTGTTTCATCAAGTCTTGAAAGTTCTCACTCATCACTTCACCATCCAACACCACAGGATATGGTGGAGGACTGTTTTTAACTACTTCAGATATTTGTTCTTGTATGTGTCCAAAGTTTGTGAACTCTTTGCCATTACGACTGAACATATCAACTTTGCCATCTGGATACACAATAGTAATCACTCTCACGCCATCCAGTTTCACTTCCAACATCTTCTCGCCCACCAACTTCTTCTCATGGTTTGTTGAGTCATGGGCAAGTTGGCAAGTAAACACGGGCACCATGTACTTGCCAAACTTGTTCTTTTTAGCCACAGAGTTCACAGTTTTTTCTGAAACTCCGCATCTTAAATCCTTAATCAATATTCTTCTGTAGAAACCATTCCACTGTTCTGCTGTGGCAGAACTCATCACAAGATTAATGGCGTCTCTTGCCGCGTGTCCTGTTAGTTCTCTTGCGTGTAATTTTTCAGCCAGCTCTTTGAAAATTTCCCATTTACAACCTTGTGCTGAAATAACATCATCTTTGATAGGCACTTGTTTGACTCCAAATGTGTATAGTTTGTCCAAACACATTTTCAATCCTTCAAAGAATTCATCCAAGCCTTCGTTCATAGCATCCAGCAGTATTTTCTCCTTTGCTAATCTACTGTTGTCTGCTTCCAATTTAGCAATAACATCTTGCGGTTGTGTTCTCATATCAATTTTACCAATATGTAGATTTGTAAACCTAACACCATAATTGGCACAATGGTTCTAATTAATTCCATTGTGTGGTTGTATTCATCTAACTTTCTTTCCAATTTATTTCTTCTCTTTTTCATTGCTTTTATTTTATTATCTTTTACCATAATTGTCAATCTCCTATACCGGTTTCAACACTGTGCTTTTTGCCATTTCTTTCCAATTTTCTGGAAATGCTTTTGCCAAATCAGCAATTTTTAACACAGTTCTAAGACTGATTTCTCTCAACTGTCTTTTGTATTCATCTACGAAAGCCACAATTGATTGTTCAGTTTCTGTAGGCAGTGCATAAGACTTTAACATACCATCTGTCACAATCTGTTTGATTCTCAAAATCTTTTCTCTAATTGTGTCTATTGTCAAGTCTATGTAATGACATCTGCTTTCCAATGCTTCCAAGTGATCTCTTAATTTTTTGCTCTTCACATTGTCAAATTTTATGTTGGTAATGAATATCACTGAACCAGCGAATTCAAAACTATCAGGCACACCTTCTCTTCTCAACATATGACTGTCTGTGTTCCAACAGATACGTCTAACTTTTTTAGAGTCCAGTGCCGCCTTCAATATGTTCAAACTTAAATCATCTAATAAGATTGAATCACAATCATCAAACACCAACACATTGTCAGCATTTGAATAGTTGTACAGTTTACAATACAATCCAATCGGACTCATAGCACCTTTAACAATTTCATATTTAGGTTTTGTGTTACCTAATGTGCTCACAACTCCGTATCTGTCTAACACAGTTTCAACACCGTGCGATTTACCAACACCTGGAGGTCCTGAAACAATCATTGCTCTCACATCACCTTTTTTACAAGCCTTAGTCATGCTGTCTAGGATTGTGAATCTCTTTCTCATTCTTTCCACAGTTTCAGCATCTGACTCCTCTTTGGGTTGCTCTGGAGCAGAATCTCTCAATTGATTCTCGTTCTCAACATTTATTCTGATTTGATTTTTTGTAGCACCTGGATACTGCTTGACATCGTCTATCTTCACAGTGATAAAACCACCTTCTTTGTGTGGATGAGGTTGGTAACCTTTTACAAGTTGGAAAGTTTGGTTTTCTACAGTTTTGTTTCTGTAAGTGCCTTCTAGTAAGTATATTGTGTTTTTCATTTGTGCCCTTTTGTTGCCTTAGTTTGTTTGCCTTATGTTATTATTATAGTTTCTGATGACCAAAAAGTCAACCCCTTAATCTGCCCTACTTTCGCTGATTACATTTAAACCATATTGGTTTTCTAACACTTTAGCAAAGGTATCACAAGCAATTTCCTTGATAGTCATTGATTGTGTGTGTCTGTATTTGTGATTTTCTGGCATGATATCGTAGTAAGATACTCTCCAACCACCTCTGTAACCATTGTCACCAATGCCTTGTTTCTTTAACCAACCCACAAATTTACCCTGTGCTGGTCTGATTGTAATGTTGGCGAATCCACAATACATAGGTTCTTCTTTGCCTTCCATAAATGTATCAACAGCCTCAATAGCCGCCTCTCTGGCTACACCCCACATCTGCATAGGTTCTACTTTTGCGTTTACAAATTTTATTACTTGTTTTACATCTTCTTTTAACATAGTGTTTCCTTCCTTTTGATTTGTGTTTTTGTTAAATTGATTCATTAATGTGTCTAACCATTTTTCTGCACTCTCTATATCCATTACATACTCCAATATGTTTCTGAACTTGGTGATAAAAAGTGTGGAGTGTTCACTGACTGCTTGATAGGATTTTTTCTATCTGCATCATGTATGCTGTAAACAATTTCAGTTGCTTCAATTGACTTTCTGTAAGTGTCTAAATCCACAATCTTCATCTCAACCATTTCGCCTGTCAACTCGCCTTCTGCTTGTCTACCAGTTTTACCATTTTCGTGTAAACCTAAACCTTCAAATCTGAAAGTTGAATATGGTTCTCTTTTAGCAAAACCTTCTGCAAACTTTTTCTTAATTCTAGTTAAAGATGCTTTTGCGTGTCCTAGTTCTCTGTGGATTTGTCCTGAGTAAGCATATTGCTTTTCACTTACTATTTCTGTTGTGTCTGTTCTGTATATTACGTATGCCATTTTGTGCCTCTTTTTGTTGCCTTGTTATAGTTTTATTATACAGTCTGAAGTACCAAAAAGTCAACCAAAAGTTATCTAAAAAAAGTCCCATTCTATGCGGGTTTTTAGTCTGTGGATAACTTTTTTTTGCCCAAATAGTCCTTTTCGCCATAGGTTTTTGCCATATGACACAGCACACACAGGGTTTGAATGTTGGTTTTGGAATCATCTCCACCTCTGCTTTTTAGGTGAATATGATCACCGTGCATCACACCACGCATGGCTCTCAGTTTGTGGTACTCATCTTCTATGTGTCCAAATCTTAAAACATCTGTCCTAGGATCATATCCGCAATTGGCACACTCCCAACCTCTGTAGAATGTGTGTGGTCTTTCTGCTTTACCCATACCACCATATTCCACACACTCCAATTGATGTGCTCTACACAATGAATCTGAACCA